TTTAATACTTACAATTTTATTATCTAACCACACCAATTCATTTTCATCAAGACAATTCCATCCTTGGACTATATCAACTTTCATCTTTCTAAAAAACAATATAAATTTCTCTAATAATGTTTTTTCATCTTTACAATAAATATAATTTTTAACTAAATCAGAACTTCCAGTATATTCTTGTAATCCAAAAGTATATATTTTATCTTGTTTAGAAAAATGCAATGATATAAGATTAATAGGATATTTAGCTAATTCAGGTGATGGAAATTCTAAATTTGTAAAATAACAGCTTTTATTAAACTTTACATATTTTTCTTTCTCTTCATCAAATACTAAATAATCATCTCTATCAACTTTATATTCAAAATCATATACAGTAGATGTAAAAGTTTTATCTTCTTTCTTTATAGATATAAGATGATCTTTAGAATATCCAGTATATCCACTTGCAACCTCAATATCCAAGGTACATACTTGAAAATCATTAATATTAAAAGTTAATTCTTTATTTCCATATCTTTTTTGAAGAAAAGCAATTTCAGGAGAAATATTTAATTCACAAGTTTGAAAATTCTCTTTCAAAAATTTAATATTTCTTCTATCTTCTGAAGTCTTTTTAATTACAGGATTACCAAATATATCAGTGATTGAAGATTTTTTCTCATTATCTTGTACATAATATTCTAATGGTGGATGACACTCTTCTCTTCGAGTTGTACCATTTTCATCAATGTACCAATGATATATTTTATTATTGAAATAATCGTAGTGAATTCTTTTAAAACTCATTTATTTATCCTTTTAAATTCTTTATTCTATTCTCTGAATATTCTACTTGTTCTTTTGACAATTCACTACCAATATAACTATGATTTAATTGTAAACAAGATACTGCTGTAGTTCCTGTTCCCATAAAACTATCATAAATTATAGAATTCTCTTTAGCATATATTGATAATAATTTACAACACAATTCAGAAGAAAATGTGGCTTTATTTAATTCACATAAACCATCATTATTCTTAGCTTCTACAAAATTATAAACATTTTCATAATTTTTCTGACCAGTTTTTTCTATAATAGATGTGACTTTTTTATTACAATTAAAAGAATTGATTTCATTTTTTCTACAAAAAACAAAAACATATTCAATAATTCTTGTTAATTTATTAGAACTTCTATTATTAGGAATTGCGGATTTCTTTTTCCAAATGATAGTATCAGCAGTAACAAAATTAGTCTTCTTTATTATCTCTGCTATAACTAACCATATTAGATATGTTTTTTCTGATGAATAAGAAAGATTATATAATACACAACCATTTTGCTTTAAAATTTTATCATAATTATTAAATAACTTTACAGTCCATTCTACGTATTCATCATCAGTCATATTATCATCAATCTCAGTATATCTTGTACAATATTTATCTGATCTTCCTATTCTACTAGTATTATATGGAGGAGAGGTCAATACTATATCAATATTTTTATTCATTTTATTCATAGTATCAAAACAGTTTTCATTATAAATTTTATTCAATTCAATCATTTTAAAATCCTTTCTTTTACAAACTAAAATTCTTCAATAAATGTTTTTCAATAATATTAATTCTTTTAAAACTCATGATAAATATGTTCTCCATTATCATATATTTCTAATTCATTAAATTTATAATCTTGAAATCCATAACGATCTATATGTTCTATTTTTATATTTCTTCCATTAAAAATAACTTTACCCTTATATGATTTAAATAAAACTCCATATTCATTTTTTCCAGATGGAACTATAACATAATCTCCAGTATATATTTTATTACCATTTTTATCAACTTTACCAAAATACATTCCAATAGATTCAGGAATTACTTCATAATAATCTAAATAATCTTCATAATCACTTTCTTTTAAAACTTGAATACAAGGTAAAAATAAATTACCAATTTTCTGTTTACAAAACATACCATAAACATATCTATGCATATCTACATTGTATCCTCTATATTCTTCTATTATCATTTTAAAATCCTTTCTTTTTACAAACTAAAATTCTTCAATAAATGTTTTTCAATAATATTAATTCTTTTCTCAATATCATCTTGTTCATCACAAAAAAATCCTGCTGCTACTTTATGACCTCCACCCCATCCTTTCTCTTTAAGATAATTACCAGCATCAAAATTTTCTATATTATGTCTAATACTAATTCTTCTTGTATTGGGATTAATTACAAATACTATTCTATAATTTTCTTTCAATATTAGATTATTAGCTATTTCATTCATAAAATCAGATTGTTCTATAATACAACCTTTTATACTTTCCATATCATAAACATTTAAATTATTCCATTCATCATTATATTGTTCTCTTCTTTTCCTTAACCAAGCTATTTCTTCACTATTAAATCTTGTTCTACCATCAAAAAACTTTTCTCTAAATTTAATAGGTTTATAATAATTACAACAAAGATCATACATAAGTTTACTTTTATTATTTTTTAAAGTATACATATCATAATCATTTGTCAAATAAATAAAATTATTTAAAAATGTTAATTTTATTCCATATAATGATTCTATAAATCTTTTAACATGATAAGCAGCACAATGATCTGTAAGTACATAATGAAATTCTTCTGGTTTATGAAGATGTTTAGCAGATTCATGATGATCTATCATTATTATCTTAGGTGATAAAGTCATATTTTCTTTCTTTTCAGGATGTAAATCTGTAAGAAATACATAATCATAATCATCAAACATAACAGATTCTAATATTTTATCAACTTTATAAAAAGCAGTATTTAAATATTTTATATTCTTAAATACTTGACCTAATATAATCTGACAAGCTACTCCATCTCCATCTGCATGTGATATTGATAATATCTTTGAATTTCTATCAATTTTTGGTTTAATCATTATTTATTCTTTTCCTTCTCTTCTACAATTTGACATTCTATTTTAACATCTCCTAACTTTATTCTATAATCAATAATACCTTTCAAATTATTTTTAAACTCTTTATAATGTAATAAACACCATTTCAATTCTTTTATATTTTGTATATAATTAATAAATTCTTCAATTTTTATCTTTTCAACATATATACCTTCAAATAATGTATATTTAAAATTTATTTTAACAAAATAAGAATCAGTTACATAAAAACTATCATATATTCTTATAATACATTCATTTAACATTCAATAAACTCAATTTCTATATTTTCATCTTTCAAATTATTTATTCTATAATTCCAATACATTTTCATGGTACGTGATATTTGAATTATTTCATGTTTATAATTTAAAAGACAAAATTTCAAATTAATAGAATTCCTTAATAATCTTTCAAATTCACTTACTTCATCATATAAACATATTACAAAAAATCTTTCAAATTCACTTATTATTATTTCATATACAATAATTAATTCTAATTTATCTCTATGTTTTATAATTTTAATTTTTATCATTTAAATTTATCTTTCATTATTATTTTTATATTTTCATTTTTCAAATTATTAATTCTATAATCAAAATATTTTTTTAAATCATTTCTAACTAAATTATTTTTATAATTTAAAAGACAAAATTTTAAATTATATGATTCATTTAATAAATACTCAAATTCATTCACATCAAAATTCCAACAACTTGCTGTTATATATCTATCACATATTATAATTATATATTTAACTATATACACAAAACTATTATCTTTTTCTATTATTATTTCCTTCATATACTTTAACTTTCATTTTTGATTTTTTAATATTTGTCAATTTCAAGTTATATGTAAGATAACACTTTCTTTTCAAAAAGTCAAATAGTTTTTAATATTAAAATATAGTCATCAACAATTCAACATATTTTTTACTTTCCAACCACCAATTATTGTCTTCCATTTGTTTATATTGTTCTTGAAGAATTCTATTATAATTATCTACTTCTGTTAAACTCCAGAAGATTTCATCTAATTCTTCTACAGAATAACTATTAGGGATTTTAACTTGACATACATCATAAGGAGAAGGTTTATCATTATTAAATGTTGATCCTAAACCTACAATACCAGCAGCACAATATTCTTGGTATTTAATAGCAGATTTACTATAATTGAAATAATTAGGTACTAATGGTGCAATTCCAAAATCAGGTTTCTCTTCTAATATAGGAAGATGATATTGATAACTATTTAACCAACCAATATGTTTAAAATTATCACAATCTTTAATTTCTTCAAAAAAGAAAGGATATCTTATAGATTTTCTTTTCTTATCATCATAAACAACTTTATTCTCACTTCCCATACATATAAAATCTATTTTATTATCTTTAACGTTCTTAATTACCCAATCACAAAAAGAATTCTCCCAATCTCCTTTTAATAATTTTCCGTTATGATAATGTGTGGATGAACCTGTATATATTACTTTAGGTCTTTCAATATTCTTAATAATTGGCTTTTTCTTTTCAGTATTCCAGAAATATTTAGGAATAGCATTATGAACTACAACTATTTTAGTTTTAACTCCTAACACATTTTTGATATAATTACCTAAGAATTCAGTACTAACTATAATAGTATCCATCATATTCATAATCTCAATACTATATTTTCTTACACTTTCATAATCATATTTAACAGAAAACATATTATAATCAGGAATACATTCTCCATCATCATTTCCTTTCCATACAAAATCATCAATATCATAAACCATTTTAAATTTATATTTCTTTTGTAATTCTTTATATCTCTTAATAACTTCATATTGAGGCTCTGTAAACCATCTTTGAAAATATAATGATCTACATTTCATTAATATTTCACTCTGAAATATAGGATAAGATGATGTCATTAAACTTACTAATCCTCTTTTACCAAATTCCGAATGTAAAAAAGATAATGGAAATAAATTCCTTATATGACTTACAGCTCCACCTTTCTCATCTACAAAAGATAAAATTATATTCTTTTTTACTTTTTTAATTCCTTCATTCTTAATATATTCCATATTAGGATTCTTCAATTGTTGAGTGAATTCTTCCATATTAGAAGTCATTTTTTTTATTTCCATTTTCCTTTCTCCATTTAAATATCAGTTGCCTTTCTATGTTTGCGATAATCTAATGATCTTTTTTTAGCATATTCTTCAGTTATAACAGAATTCAAATAAACTTCCTTAACTATAAATCTATTTTTATCATCATCTTCAACAAATTTACCTTCTTTTAAACCTTTAAAAAATGGAATAAAACAAATCATATAAGATCTACCATTTACATTTTCTAATTTAACTTGAACATAATTTTCATTTTTAAATTCCTTCTTTTGTTTCATTTTTGAGTTCTATTAAATAATTATAAACTACATCACCATTTTTTAATTTTAAACTATCAACATAAGATTTCAACATATCTTCGATAGATGAAATATTTGTTTGATTTAAACTAAATTCACTTTCTTCTTGTTCTTTAGAATTGACTACAAAAATATTATAATCAACTGCACCATAATTACATAACTTAGCACTATATTTTTCTATCTTAATTTCATCAAATTCATTTTCAGCAGTATCAATATATACATCTACAATATTATTTTTGACTTCATCTTCATTAAATGTAACAGGATATTCCAATTTAATAAATTTTATTGATGTTTCATTATTTATAAATTCATAATCTAAAGTTTCTAAATCTAAAACTATAAATCCTCTTTCTTCTCCCATATCTCCTCTATCAAATTGACAAGGAGAACCAACATAAATTATTTCAGTATTTCCAAACTTTTGAATACTTCTTGTATGAAAATGACCAGAGAATACTTTTTTACAATTAGAAAATATACTTTTATTGATTCCTGTTTCACTTATTTTAGATTTATTCATCTTTGATCCTGTAATATCAAAATGTCCCATTACAATATCAAAGTTACCTTCAAATTCTTCAATAAATTTTTCATTATCAACTATCCAAGGAACTAAACATATTTTTTTATTATCTATTTCAATAGTTTTTATACTTTCAATAACTTCAGCATTTTCAAATTTATTGAAAAATTTTAATGAATTAACATCTATAGATGAATTATAAAAAGAATCATGATTCCCAACAATCATATAAATCTGAAAATCCTTAAAAACTTCCTCTAATAATCTATAAGATTCATTTTTAATCAAAACATTTAAATTATTTCGATTATCATGCCAATCACCTAAAAAGAAAATAATTTTAATATTATTCTTTTTTAAATAAGGAATGAATTCATTTTCTATAAATCTAATTTGGCTTTCTAAAAATATATCTTTATTTTTACGAATTCCTAAATGTAAATCAGTTATTATTGCTACTTTCATTTCAATTATTCCTTATTATATTTTCAACACTCTTTTTACATATATAATCTAAAATTAAATTCTTTCGTTTTTGAGAAACATTACTAAAATTCATATTAACAATTCTACCCATATCTCTACATTTACTTATATTAGTTTCTGTAATATCTTCTAAATCTAACAAACATTCTTCAGCTTTAATTTTAAAAAATCTTATTCTATCTATAACATCTTTTCTAATTTCAAATAAATATCTATTTCTTACAATTCCTTCGTACATTTTAAAATCTTCTGAATTTCTATATTCTTTACATTTTTCCATAAAAGAATTAAATACTAAATAAATTCCTATTTTCTTTTTATCTCTACATCTAAATCCTATAACAAATAAACTATCTTTGTAAAACTTAGAATCAGATTCATTTTCATCAACATTTTTAAATTTTAATAATTTCATAAACACCTCCACATCTCATAAACTTCTTCTATTTTACTTTTATATACATCATAATATTTTACCAATATACGTTTCCATAATCTATAAGGCATACTATTCCTCATATATCCTATTCCATTACAACATCCACATTTAGGACTTCCAGTATTATCATAATAACCAGTTCCATTACAAGCAGAACATTTTCGAATTTTACTCATCACCATCACCCCACTGACATTCATCAAACTGATCAATAAACTCTATAGATTTATATCTTGATTCGTATTTCTTTCTAGCATTTATATATTGTAATGTATAATTCTTAGCAAACTCTGTAAAATAAGAAAAAGGATTTTTCTTAGTTAAGTTATAATTATCTATATATTTCAACATATGAAATACTGCATCTGATACAATATCATCTTTTCTATCAGGTGAATAATCTATAAACTCAACTCTATTCAAAAATCTTCTAGCTATCAATAGAAAATATTCTCCAATCTTATTGTAGTACTTCCTATCTTTAGTCTCTAAATATTTACATAACATCTCATATAATTCTTTATTTTGAACATATACACTCATGATTTTACTCCTTAAACAATCTTAGAAAACTTATTAGATTGTTTCTTAATTTGAATTATCTTATTAAACAAATCTTCATAATTATGTTTCAATCTATGAGATATTACATATATACAAAGATCATTATCCCTTTCTACCATTTGTTTTAAACTCATTACAAGCTGTTCTAATCCATTATCATCTATTGCACCATCTAACAGTTCATCTATAATTAAAAGGTTACAGTTCCAGTCTGATAACATTTTAGTGATGTCTATAAATGATAATAAAATAGAAATATCAATTCTTTTCTTCTCACCTTCTGAATATGAATAATAAGAAGTCTCATTTGACATATTAGCAAAATTAGAAATCTTCTCATTCATATATTCATCAAATTTAATATTAATCTGAATTTCAAATAATCTTAAATAACTGTTTATCTTCTCGTTCAATATTGGAACTAAATTTTTAAAGAAATATGATTTAATTCCTTCATCTGATAATATTTCAGAAGAAATATCATATATATCTTTCTTCTCATTCAATTCTCTTCCTTCATTCTCTACATTTTGTAATTCATCATGTTTACTTAATAATTCTCTTTTCATTGATTTAACATCTACACTAAATTTAGAATTCTCTTCCTCTTTCAATCTCGATTCTAAATCAACTATTTCTCTTTCATTACTGTTCTTTGAATACTCTAACATCTCTATTTTCTGTTTTAATTGATTATACTTCTCTACATTTACTTCATTCTGCTTAATTAAATTGTTAACTATCTCTAATCTTTCATTTATATTGTTTATATTTTCATTATTATGTTCTATCATCTTTTCACAATCATCAATTTGTTTAATCTTACTTTCTAATCTTGTAATTTCATTCTCTATTGTAATAATCTGACTTTCTAATTCTTTAAATAATTTCAATTTATCTTTATCATCTTTAATATTTTTTAATTCATTTTTTAAATTTTCTATTTTACTTTCATTTTCATTTATTATTTTATTAAATTCTGAAATCTCTTTCTGTTTATGTTCTTCTGTAACAACGGTATTACACTTAGAACAAACTGACATTTTATCCATTTCATTAATTTTACTTTTATAAATTTTATTTTCATATTCTAATTCTGTAATTTGTTTAGTTAACTTATTGATTTCTTTATCATGATTCTCAATATTTTTATCTAATTCTATTTCATCTTTATCTTTTCCATATCTTTCTAAATCGTTTTTATATTCTATAATTTCTTTTTCGATTTCTTCTTTATTATTCTTCTCTAAAATATTTTTATTAAGTTTAATTCCATATTGTAATTCTGTCAAATCTCTATTTAATTCATCTCGTTCTTTTTTATAATTTTCTAAACTAATACTTTCAGTTTCACATATTAAGTCTTTATCTCTATTTAATTTACAAATATCATTTACTATTTCACTTAAAGAATTCTTCTTATCTTCTAATTGATTTTTAATTTTTATTATATTTTGTTTTTTATCACTGTCAAAATTCTTTTTAGCTTGTTCAATTTGTAAATATCTATTCTTCATTGAATCAATATTACTTTCTAAAATGTTAGAAGTTCTTTCATTCATTTCAATCTGTGGTTTGATTAGTGAAATCTTCTTCTTGTTAATCTTTAACATCTCTCCAAAAATGGAAATATTAAAAACTTGTTCAATAATTTTTCTCTTATCAGGTGTAGATAAAGCAATAAAAGGTTTATTATATACTACTGCTAATGAAATTATCTGTTTAAATAAGTTGTAATCAATTCCAATAATCTTGTCAATCTCATCTTGATTCAATTTTTTCGATGACAATGTATCAATCTCAACATTATTTTTAAAAATTTGTACAGAATTGGGCTTCAGCGAGCGTATAATTTTATACGTATCTTGTTGATTTTTAACAAACTCTACTTCGGTGTAAAGGTTCTTCTTGTTCTTTCTGTTAATGAGTTCGCCCATCTTAATATCACGATATGGTTTACCAAAGAGACAGAAACAAAGGGCTTCATAGATAGTAGATTTTCCTACCCCATTTTGCCCGTTTATAAGCGCCAATCCATGCTCGAAATTTATCTCTTGTTTTGTCCCACCAAATGACATGATATTTGCAAAAATTAACTTGATAAATTTTATATCCATTTTCAATTCCCCTTAGTTAAAATACAAACGATGATTATAATATAATACTTTCTTTCAAAATTGTCAAGAGATTTCTTTAACAAACTTAATTTTTCTTAAAAAGATAAAAACAAAAATGAAATTGAAATATGAAAATAACATAGCTTTTGAATGTTTCTGTGAAAGTGAGATCCAAACTACATCTCAAAATTGATTTAAACGAACGGAAACATACCAAGGATTCATTCAAATAGGTAAAGGTAAGTAAAGGTATAGCTGGACTATTATCTTCGATTCTTGGTACTTTAAAATGCGTAAACGGAATTGATGGTTATTTTGGAAGATTCTTGAAGTGATTTAAATATAACACTTTTTTGAAAAATTGTCAAATGATTTCTTAATGATTGCCACTATATGTATAATAAAAGGCCATTTTTGAAATTGGAATATTTTGAGGAAAATGATTGTTTGAAATGATTGGAGAATTCTTTTCTTTTTCTTTTTGTTTATTTTTCTTTTTATTTTTATTATCAATATTATAGTCCTTTGTTTTAATTTTTATTCTTATTTTTAATTATTAATATTAAATTTAATTATTAAATTAATTAAATAAATTATTATTTGTTTTTAATTAATAAATAATAAATAAATAAAAAGGATGTTTTTCTGAAAGAAAAACATCTTTTATCATTTATGATAAAAGATATATAATTATTATACTAGTATTAAATTATATAACTAATTAGATTTGTTTTACTACGTAAAACATACTATTAACTAGAGAAGATATAATTAAGCGAAGCTCGTTTAGTTGTAACAGAAAACAAGAAATCAAGTATTGGTTTCTCATGTGACAGTAAATTCAAGAAATGATTGGTTTTTGATGAACAAAAACCTTAACAACTAGAGACTAGTTGATTTAAATTTCTCATGTAACAAGAAACATAATTATTTGTTTTTAATTGACAATAAATTAGTCAATAATAAATAGATTTCTGATTTATAAAAATCAGAAATTGAACTAGGACAAATATATGTAAAATAAGATATGCTCAATAAATTGAGCATATCAGGTTGTGCTCTGCACAACCTATGCTCTCTATTTGATAAATTATTTTTAATTGAGATAAAAGAAACAAATAAGTAATAAATTAAGTACAAATAAGAAATCTATCATTAATAAAATCATTTGATAAATAAAATTTACAATTATAAAAGAAAATTCTTGACAATTCTATAATAAAGTATTATATTATAGATAATATTGAAAATTATAGATATAAAAGTAACAATTTAAGCTAGAAGGGAATTTCGCCACCATGCCGACTTTTAAAGAATTAAAAATTGAGTTTGAAAATGAGATAAAGGTTACAAAAGAAAATATGTATGATAAGATGATGCATAATTCTTCACTTTATCACAAGTATGCTGAAATGTATGTAAGGTCATTAAAGGAATTGAATAAGTTGAAAAATGATAGAGATGTAATTTACAAAAAGTTATATCATGCGTACAAATTTGAAGATAAGTCTGGTGGTTACGATGTGTCGAAAACTTCTGAAATAGATGTATATGTTAAAGGTGATAAAGAATATAGAGATATCATGTCAAAAATAGAAAGTCAAGATGAAATTACAAAATATTTGGAATATTGTGTTAAAATAATTGATAAAATAACTTTCAACATAAGAATGATGATTGACTATGAAAAGTTTAGAAACGGAATGATTTAAATGTATAGAGTAGAGAAACATATAATTAGAAATAATAAAGAAATGGATGAGTTATGTCATTTATCTAAAAATTTATATAACATAAATCAAGTAGATATATTGTAGATTATTGTATTGATAATAAAATTAAGACAATAATTATTGGTTACAATGTTGGATGGAAAGATGAAATTGATTTAGGTAAAACAAATAATCAAAAGTTTACATTTATACCATATAAGAAATTTATAGATATGATTATCTATAAATCTGAAGAATATGATATACGAGTAGTAATTAATGAAGAATCATATACATCTAAATGTGATAGTTTAGCAAAAGAAAAAATTTGTTATCATGAAATGTATAAAGGAAAGAGAATTAAAAGAGGAATGTTTCAATCTTCAATTGGTAAATTAATAAATGCAGATGTAAATGGAGCAATTAATATAATGAGAAAAGTAATTGGTGATTCTTGTGTAAATAAGATAACCAATAGAGGATATCCGTTTAATCCATATAAAGTAAAAATTATTTAAAATAAACGGAAGTGTATGGTTTTTTAAAAGGAAGGTTTTGTGGTAATAATTGTAAATAAAAAAGATGAAGCGTTTTTTCAATTAAAATGTAAATATGATTGTGCTCTAGAATTGAAAGAATTCTTTTCCTGTCATAAAAAAGGTTTTCAATTTCATCCTAAATATAAGTATGGGTCGTGGAATGGAAAGATTTCATTTTTCAATATAGAAGAATGTACACTTCCTATAGGTTTATATCCACAACTGAATGAATTCTCTAAGAAATTTGGTTACAAATTACAATTGAATTTTGATACTTCTTCAATGAGAAATGAAATTTCTCAAGAAGATTTACAAGAATTATATAATAATATCTTTAATGAAAATTTTATGCCTAGAGAACATCAACATATTTCAATTAAAAAATGTATAGAATTCAAAAGAGGAATTATAGAAGCAGTAACATCTTCTGGAAAATCAAATATGCTATATGCACTTACAAGATTTATACTTGCTACAAATCCTGATAAAAAGGTTTTAATAATAGTTCCTAGTATTTCACTTGTTAACCAAATGGCATCTGATTTTGAGGAATATGGTTTTACTGAAGCAAAAGAATATATTAATAAATTATATGGAACATCTAAAAGTTATGATAAAGATAGACCTATTTTAATTTCAACATGGCAATCAATATATAAAAGACCAATTTCATTTTTTAAAGATTTTGTAGGAGTATTATGTGATGAAGTACATATAGCTTCAACTAAATCTAATATGAGTGGAATAGGTGGCATTCATAAAGTTCTTTCCAAGTGTATTAACGCTGAATATCGTTTAGGTTTTACTGGAACATTACCAGAAGATAAATCAGATTTATGGACAATCTATGGCTATTTAGGACCAAAATTACATAAGGTTGGATATAAAGAGTTAATGGATAAAGGAATTCTTTCAAAAATAAAGATAGCAAATGTAATTATTAAATATCCTGAACAGTTTTGTAAGATGAATAAAAAACGTCCTTATCCTGAAGAAGTTAAAGAAATTAATAATTATGAAGATAGAAATAAAGTTTTTAAATTTATTTTAGATAAAATAGATAAAAAAGAAAATATAATTATTCTTTGTACTTATATTGATCATTTAATAAAGATAGTTAAATATATAAAAGAAAATTATAAAGATAGAAAAATATATCAAATTTATGGTAAAACTGATGTAGATGATAGAGAAGAAATTAGAAAATCTATTGATAATGAAGAAGGAGTAATTTTAGTAGCTACATTCAAAACTATGGGAACAGGAATTAATATTAAAAGAATTCATCATGTTATTTTTGGATCAAGTACATCATCTAAAATAAATGTGTTACAGTCATTAGGTCGTGGTTTAAGAATTCATAATACAAAGAAAAAATTAATAGTTTGGGATTTAATAGATAATCTTACAATTAAAAATAAAAATGGTACAATAACTAAAAATTATGTTTTTAAACATTTTGAAGAAAGAATTAAATTTTATAAAGAAGCAGAATTTTCTACAGTAACTACAAAAATTGAAATAGACAAATTATAAAAATTAAAATTATAAATATAAATAGAAAATTTTTTAGAATAATGAAAGAGTTCTTTTTTAAAAGGAGATATAATTTAAATGAAGGAATATCAAAAATATTTAATAGAAGCTTTGGATATAGATGAAGAGAGAGAGAAACAAGGTTTAGTAAATGTGTATAATACAGATGATGCTTTTGATATACATGATACTTCAAAATTGTACGAAATTGTAAAAATTTTTAATGATTTCTTTGATAAACAACCATATTTTCAGACTATTACTCACAGTGTAGATTCAAATGACAAATCTTTGAAATTTACAATAGTTACTGATAACAATCATGTTTTAACTAATCAAATGTTAGAAGGTGCTATAGAAGCTATTAAGGCTGAGATAGAAAGATTGTTTGGTAAAACGTTTACTATAGAATCATCTGTAAAAGAGATTTTTGGTAATATTGGTGATATGGGATTAGGGTCTTCACAAGGGAAGAATGAATTAACCATTTTCATTAAACAAAAATTAAAAGATAAATAAGATACTCAGTTACTTTAGACAACTACTTTTTAGCATGGAGATTTTGCGTTATAATGGAAGCAATAAAAGAATTCTTCAACTATATTAGATCAATTGAATTTTCACAAGCAGCTATTCTTATTTTTGGAATTTTTACAATTTTCATGATATTTAAAAATTTAAATTTAATTACGGAATTAGGAAATAAAATATTAAGTAAATTTAAAAGGAAGAGAAATTGTGTAGATTGTTCATGGAGAATTATAAATTTAGTAAGTGATACAATAAAAAGAAAAAGAGAAAGGAATGATAAAATACTTGATGATGAAATGAATTATGTAGAAATGATATTAGAAACAGTTTTAGTTGATTTGTTATCTAAGTATAAAGAATATCAGATTCAGTTTAGAAAAGAGAAAGTAGATGTAGATTTAGAAAATAAAGAATATATAATGTACAAGGAAAGTTTACAGAATGTTTTATTTTTAGTTAAAAAAGAAATAAGACGATCATTTAAAGAGAATGGATTTCATGAGAAAGACGGAAACGAATTCTCAGAGTATATTAAAAATAAATCAAAAGAATTGATTGCAATAGCTAAAAGATATTTAATGGCTGCTTATCCTGATTCTATGCAAGTTCCATTAAAATATAAATTTGATAATTTATCAGATAGTGTAGTTGAAGGATATATTTATGATATTTTTGAGAATGCTAAAGATGTATTAAAAAAAGCTAATGATGATATTGCTAAAATAGAATTAGAATATAAAGATGAAATTAATAATATTATTAATTAATTCTTTTATAAATATAAATAGTTAAATAAGAAATTTTTAAAAATCTTGGAGGATATAATAATGGATGTAAAAACTGCAATTAGAAATCTTTTTTCATTTGATCTTGATAATATGACAGATGAAGATAAACAATCTTTAGTAGATTCTTTTAGTGAAATTATTTCAAGTGGTGAAGATACAGTTAAAGAATTCCTTAATGCTTGGAAAGAATCTTCAATAGAATTAGCAAAAGAATACGATCTTGTTGATGAATTAGAACCAGAAGATGTTGAAGGTGATGAGGAAGAGACTACTGAAGATGAAACTATGGAAGAACCAAGTGAAGAAGTAGAAGAAGCTATGGAAGTAGCTGAAGAGAATTCTGAGGAACCTGTAGAGGAAGTACAAGAATCAGCAGAAGAAGAAAAAGAACCTGTAGAAGAATGCAAAACTAAACCGGAAGTTACTACAGAAAGTCTTCTTATTTCAAGAGCTAATCGTTGGCTTCTGTAATAGAGTGGAGGAAATAATAATGTCAACATTTATTCAATATTTAGAAGATTTTGAAGCTAAAGTTTTATCTGAGGGTAATAAAGAAGGTAAGAAAGTTACTCAGGAAATTAAAAATCCTGTTAAAACTAATATGACTGGTAAGAAACCTAAAACTGGAAAAGTAAATTCTAAAGTTCCTAAAGTAAAACAAGAATTGAAAAATCCTGTTAAAACTGGAATGAGTGGTAAAAAAAATAAGACTTCTTCAGCAAGGTTTACTAATCCTAAAAATGAGATTGGAAAGAAGACAAATGCTCCTGGGTCTAAACCTGTTGGTTCAGGTAAAGTACAAGGAAAGTATTCTTCACCTTCTCAAGAAATGAAGAATCCTGTTAAAAGTGTAAAGAAGATTGAAAAAGTAAAGAATACTAAAAAATCTATCACTGAACAAGCTAATAATATTCTTGATGGAATTCCATCTGGTATTAATCTGTTAGAAGGAATTAAACCAAAGTTTAAAGCTCAAGATTTAATTAAAGATGTTCCTAAAACTATTAGTATAGCTGATAGAGCAAGTGAATTACTTTAATAAGGAAAGAATTCTTCATGGCAAGTGTAATGTACAATATTTTTAAATATCATGATGCTATTGGAGAATTCAATTTTTTACAAGATGATTTAAAAGTTATCTTAGTAAATAATTATTCTCCTGATATAGATAATCACGAAAATTTAGAAGATGTAACAGCTTATGAAATTTCTGGAGTTGGATATTCAACTGGTGGAAAATCACTTGAAAGTAAAACAATTACAAGAGATGATGTAAATGATAGAATAGTTTTTAATGCTTCAGCTACACAATGGGAGAATTCTTATTTAAGAGCTACAGGAGCAATTATATATAATGATACTTCTGATGATAATTATTTAGTTGCTTTTATAGATTTTGGTGAAGCTAAAGTAAGTAATAATACAGCATTGAGAATTCAATGGAGTAATATAGAAGGAATTTTTTACAAAAAATAAAAAGAGGTAAAAAGTGGCAAGTTATATTTTTAATAAGTTTAAATTAGAATTAGCTAAAGGAAACGTTGATCTTGAAGCTGTTGATGATGTTTTTAAAGTAGCTTTAGTAGTATCTGCTGCTGCTTTTTCTGCTCATGTAGGAACTATGGCTGATATTTCGGCAACATGGGATACATTATCTGCAACATGGGATATATCAAATGTATCAGCATATAATTCTACAGGATATACTTCATTAGGACTTAGTGGATGTGAAGTAGTTCAAGATGATACAAATAATAGAGTAAGGTGGACTGCTGATAATTTAACATGGAATAGTGCTACTATTGATGCTGATGGATATGTGATTTTTAGAGCTTCTGATGGACTTATGGTAGCTGCTGGTGATAAAGGAGCTATGCAAAGTTCTACTAATGGAAATTTCACGTTACAGTGGGATTCTAATGGCATTTTAACTATTGCTTAATAAGAGATATGAATATACATGTCAAACAATTTAGAAGTCTTCACTGGTGGATGGTTTAGTGATTCCTCAATAACCCCTTTAAGTATTTTCACTGGTGGTTTATTTTCATCTGGCATTTCTATAGTTGTTGAATCAGAAGAGATTTCTTTAAATTTAAATGTTAATGATTTTAATCTTTGGTCATATGATCCTGAAGCTACATTTATCGCAAGTAATGGAATTCCTATATTATATAAGGTATCTAATTTAATTAAAGCAACAGCAAGAATGTTTTCTGATTTTGCTGATGGTTTTTCTATGGGTAATGCTACTAATATGCCTAATGGGTTTCTTACTAAGTGTAGTCCTGCTTATAATAACGAAAGAAGACTTTATGATAATTTAGCTACAGAATTCATTAATCAACATGGAGTATGTTTATCATACTACATAACTTCATGGGATGTTACTTATGATTCTATAGTTGGTGAAGATAATAATAGATTCTTTGAAAGAACATTTGACTTCATGGGTTATTATACTTTACCAAGAGAAGATAAAATTTGG